GGAAGAGATCTTCCACTATCTGCAACTATTGAAGCAACCATTGAAAACATAAACAAAGATCATGCAGAGAATGCTGTAGCTGTATATTTTGATAATAGATATTTTATAGCTCTTCCAACTGGAAGCTCAACAACAAACAACACACTTCTCATTTACAATTTTATAAACAAGAACTGGGAATCCGTAGATTCTATAAATGACTCAGCCTGGGATTTTACGCACCTCACTGTGGCAGGAAAGGGTCAAGATAGAGGAGTGTATGCAATAAACAAAACTGGAGGTGTACACAAAATAGAAGGCGGCACGGGAGGCAACGATGTATACGTTGTTCAAGTGGGAGCAGTTGCCAAATCCGCAGCGGTTGTGTCGTCGGCGGTAACCAGGATGTTCACTCTTAAATCAATAGACAGAAAGAAATGGAACAACTTTGAACTGCACATAGAGTCTGAGGCAGGACTTGCTAGCAATGGAAACCTATCTATAGAGACAGAAAATGTAGATAGCAATATAGACCTTGGAACACTTGCAAGTTTTAACAACGGCAGTGAATTAACAGCCGGGGAAGACTATTCAATTAGAGGAAGAATAGGAAACAAAAGAGCATACGGATTACAATTTACACTAGAAACCACTTTTGGAAGACCAAAATTTAGATCCCTGAAAGTAGCAGGAGCAAGAACTTTTAGAAACCCAGCAACAGCAGAATAATGGCTATATTAAGCAAAGGAACAACTTACGCCGACGGCGATCAAATAACATCAACGAACCTAAATGCACTTGTTGATAGTGCTACGTTCGCGGCTGGAGCAGTCGAATCCGGAGGAGGGTTACAGCTCAACGGAAGCGGTCAACTCAAAGTCGCCGGAAACATAGACATCGGAACATCGAATCTAACAGCGACTGGATCAATTAGCCTTGGTGCCACCACCTTCAATGACAACAACATTACGAATGTTGGATCTATTGCCGTAGACACCATCATAGCAGATAATACAGATGTTACTATTGATGCTGCTGGAGACATTACATTAGACGCGGGAGGTGCAGACATCCGCCTGAAGGATGATGGAACCCAATTTGGTAGACTTGCAAACAGCAGTAGCAATTTGGTCGTTGCTTCTTCCATTTCAGATCAAGATATTCTGTTTCAAGGTAGCGATGGCGGATCAACGATTACCGCACTTACGCTCGACATGTCAGCCGCTGGAGCTGCTACTTTTAATGACAAGATTACGGCCGTAGGAACTTCAGTATTTACAAATCTCGATATATCAGGTGACGTAGATGTAGACGGTACAATCAACCTAGACGCCGTAGACATCGATGGCAATGTCCAGATTGATGGCACAGTCACTGTTGGCGTAGATGACACCGGATACGATGTTAAGTTTTTTGGTGCTACATCTGGAGCATACATCCAGTTTGATGCTAGTGCAGATAAGTTGTTGACCGCTGGCGGTGCTACTATCGACATTGTAAAAGACAAGCTGCTCATAGGTGGCACTGCGGTAACGACAACCGCTGCTGAATTAAATGTTCTCGATGGCGTAACTGCTGGAACTGTAACAGCAAGCAAGGGAATAGTTGTAGATAGCAACAAAGACGTATCTAGCTTCCGCAACATAACTCTTACGGGAGAGTTAGATGCTGGTTCTTTGGATGTATCTGGAGACATAGACGTTGATGGAACTGCCAATCTTGATGCTGTAGATATAGACGGTGCTGTAGATATGGCGTCTACACTCACTGTTGCTGATGATGCCAATTTTGATTCAGGTACACTGTTTGTAGATGCGTCTACTAATAGAGTGGGCATTGGCACTACGTCGCCCGGATCTGAGTTAGAGGTCAAGGGTAGTGGATCCGAGGTATTCATAAACTCTTCAGATAGTGCTTTTTCAAGAGTTGCTCACCAACACAATGGAACCTCTATATGGACAACAGGAACTAGATCAGCTTCTGACTATCATATATTTAGAGAAAGCGGTTCTGGAAATGTAATAATTGATAACGGTACATTAAGTTGCGTATTAGCAAGCGGTGTAACAGCTACCACGCAAAGTCCTAGCGACAGCTCAACCAAAGTGGCAACCACCGCGTATGTGGATGCAGCTACTGGCGGCGGATCAGGAGGCGGAGCGTTCTCAACACTTACCGCGACTGGTGATGTAAACTTCGATTCAGGGACGTTTTTTGTAGATGCGTCTGCTGATCGAGTGGGAATTGGCACTACCAGTCCTTCTCATAAATTACATTTATCTGAAGCATCAACAGATTTCGCAGCTTTAATAACTAATAGCACTTCCAGCGGTAACGGATTAAAAATCAATGCTGGTGATAATTCTGGCGACCGAGTTATTGAGCTAAATGATAAAGATGGAAACGCATTGATGCGAGTTGGAGCAACTGGTTTGGTGGGCATTGGCACTAATAGTCCTTCTAATACTCTCCATGTTGTGAACACCTCTTCATCTGGTGCGTACATACAGTATGATGGGCAGTCTAATA